AACACCTGCTATTTTAGGATCGATAGATAATTCATTCTTATTATCTAATGTTAATTTTTCAATAGGTGTGCCTATATCTGTATTACACAAATTTGGATATGGTTTCGACCTAAATGCATGAACATCATCTATAACTGGAACATCAGTATAACCAAATAATGAAGCAATGTCACCGATAGCTCCTGCAGCATATGAGGTCGCAGTTGCAAAGGGTCCAATAACTGGAATATTACTTAAAGAATTAGCTGCTCTAGCTATTGCAGAAGCAGGTTTAGAAATACTACCCTCATGAGAATATTCATCTTTCTTTTTTACTTTCTGTTTACCTGATTGTACTGACAGAGCAATAGTAGGTCCAGCTACTTCTAAGTCTTCAGCCCAAGCGTATACCACTATACTAATTGTGTCAGTAGTTAATCCATTAGCATTACGTAGAACAGTCAAACTATTAAAATCTATAACTCCCATGGCATCTAAATCTGACGCTGACGTAGCATCTAACCAATTCTTATAATACAAAAATGGTAATACCATTTCACCTCCTTGAGAATTTTGGGGATATAAATAGATATGTAGTCGTTGAGACAATAGAACATTTTCTAATCTACCTGATGTTGATGGCACTATAAGACCTGGTGTATAATCAGTTAGTGGTTGATATGCTACTAAACAAGATCCATAATAAAAAGGAGATGCGTTAATGACAAATTTAAGATGCAAATTACATCTTACCATATAATAATTATCTAATTTCTTCTTAATTGAAGCATGATTGAAAAAGTCATGCCACGGTCTAAATGTACTAGTGGCTGCAGACAAATGAGTGCCTATTTGCCAAGTGTCAGAATAAACTTGAACTGGACGCTGAAGAAAATCTCCTAAATCCACATTTTGTGAACAATCCACTTTGGTATACGCCATAGGATGTGGTATGGAACTTACTACATCATTCTCACCATCTATAAAAGATACATTTTGTTGAACTGAATCCTCTGGAGTATCAGTTGGTGTTGTATCAATTCCGGTTTCTAAACCAGATTGAACATAAATATCAACTTCATCACTACAACAGTGAGAGTCACATATAATTTTAATTGCTTTTTGAGGCATAGCAATAACAGCCTGTAAAATTGTTAAAAAACTAAGAATGTCATGGTCTAACTGTCCTATACCTTTACCACAAAATTGTGGACTTACAGTCATCAGTCCCATACATTGCACTCTCACTACGTTGTTATGTGAGAACGTACTATTATACAATGCTTTCCGTATAGACACAAGAGCTACTCTTGTGAGTTTGATATTATTTCATATCGAGATGTACTGACCTTTCCATCTCTGGGAGTTGAAAAATAAATAAAAACTTCTCTTCATTTGAATTGTCATGTATAATATAACAATTATAACGATCCAATACTCTATTATCGTAAATAGTTCCAACAGAGTATAAGCAAAAACTATCTTCCTAACACTAAATTTTTTTTTATAGAGAACTTTCCTAACATTATTAGAAAAATAAATAACTAACCTTTCGAAGATGAATCCTAGTAAACAAAAATTTATATAAAATTTTAGGATAAAGAAAGTTACAACATAAAAAATAAGTTTTCTCACTACAGTTGGGTCATCAAAAGGTGTCCCATTGTTATGTTCAGATTTCATATTGATCAAATTTTCAAACATTGGTACTTCATTAAACAAACATGTACCTGATTGTACACCAAAATTTTGCTCAAAAGAAAAACACTTACTTGAACTTTTTTTATATCTTAAACAGAGATCTCCATATGTAGGAAATGTATCTTCA